ATTGTGGCAGTGATGGAGCAGTTGATATTCAGTTCGGTTCACATTTTAAGAATTCCGTTCCACAATATATAGCAGAAGCCGTAGCACCTAACCATCCTATCAATTTTATGCCTGAGACATGTGCCATCACTGTTTTTGGTACGGCAGGAGCAACTCACAAGTATCATTCTTCAGTCGTTTACAGACAACTAGGATTGAAGTTTTTAGAGAGGTTTGGTATGACGGTTAAACATGGACCACCCAATATGAATAAGCCACCAAAATGGTATCATTTTTCTAAAAATTTGACAGAATTTGCAAGTGAAAATGTAGGCCCACCTTTACACGTCTTGGAATGGGCGACTTTGGATTATGTTTTGCCCATCATGAAAGAACTTAAGCGTCTAGGTTTCGGTACGTTGGTTAAAATTGTTCCGCTGTCTAACAAGGATAACATTAACGGTGTTCCCGGTGTTAGATTTCTAGACGCTTTAAAGACAAACACTGCCGCTGGTTTTCCATTGAAAGGTCCTACCAAGGATTATTTAATTGGAGCTGACGGGGAACGTGATTTCGAAAATCCTGCAGTATGGGAGGAAGTTGGGCGTATGGAAAATGAATATCTGAATGGAAGACGTTGTTATCCAATTTTTCAAGCACATTTGAAAGACGAACCTGTTAAATTATGTAAAGACAAGGTTCGAGTTTTCTTTGGAAACGGAACTCCTTTCAAACTTGTGGTCAGAAAGTATTGGCTTCCTGTTGCGAGATTATTGTCAGAATTAAGTTTGTTAAGTGAGTGTGCTATTGGCATAAATTGTCATAGTTTGGAGTGGCAACAATTTATAGATTTTGTTGAAACCCATGGTAGGGAGCGTTGTGTTGCGGGAGATTATAAAGGCTATGATCAGAAAGAATTTTTAAACGTCACACAAGCTTCTTACGCTATTTATATGAAAATTGCGAAGATGATAGGTTATTCTGACAGTGATTTAGACATTATGTCTTCCATGGTACCAGATTTAACTAATTTTACGGTTTTATATTTTGGTGCCTTATTGTTAATGCCACGCGGAAATGCTAGTGGTCAAAACATGACGTCTTATGTTAATAGCACTGCAAATAGTTTGAATAGTAGATGTGCCTATTACCAAGCCC